TAGGCGTAACAACCTGCCACAGTAGAAATGTGTACTTAGAGTCTAGGTATGAGTACTTGGCGACTTCATCAAAAGAATACTCTTCAACCTTGTGGCCAATGCCCTTCTCCATGCTGAACCCTAGGTCACGCTTAAGGCAATCATCTAAGCCAAGCTTGCCACTGTTGCGGCTGTCATATAAGAAGGAGCCGATCAAGGTATCAAAGTAAGGACCTGCAGGGATTACTCCATCGTAGTGTTTAGCCACGGAGCATAGGTCAAAGATTAAGTTGTGACCGATAGTTAAAATATCTTCATTAAACATCAATGGCTTAAGCGCTTCAAAGACCTCTGCTGGGAATAGTTGCTTAGGTGCTGAGCCAAACTTCTTCACGTGCTTCTTCTTATCACGTGAGTAGTCGTAGTCTCTGGCGGGTAATCCTTGGTCTACACGCTTCTGACCCTGACCTGTTAAAGGCTTGATTGAGTCTAAGAACTCACCATTAGGGTGACCCATAGGAATAACATCACCGCGACCGCGGGTAGCAAAAGAAATCCAAAGCACTTCGTTAACTGCAGGTATACCTCTATGTTGACCAACAGTTTCTACGTCAAATGCAAACGCATCTTGCTTGAGATAGTAAGCAACCATCTCATCTAACTGATCTTTAGTCGTAATAATATTCAAGTGTTGTCCCCTATAAAGTTAGAGACCGATGGAAGGGGGGCACCGGTCTCTAACAGCTATGTGTTTTTAGAGCAAAGAGTCTGCAATAGCCTCTAGCTCATCCCAAGTAGGTGTCTTGATATCAGCGCGTGTGTAAGGCTGAACTGATGCAATGAAGGCTTCTGCAGCCGCTTCATCAATCTGCCAGTCTTCCATCAAGTCACGGCCCTTTACTGGGTTGATGTGGTAAGCAGTTGTCTGTTGCTTACCTGTACGGCTCACTGCCCAGTAGTTGCGGGTTAGTGGACCTTGTGGGGAGAAGTGTGCTGCGTGTAGTGCTTTCCACAAACGTGGAGATGCAATAAGCATCTGGCGCTGTGGGCCGCCTTCTGCAGAGAAGTTAACGATAGAAAAAGCGCGCTTCTCTTCTGGCTTGCTGCCAAGCTTGATGCAAAGTGGGTCGTTAGCACCTAGAGAGATGTATGACTTTTGTCCCTCTTTGTTAGTAAGGAAGTGCTGCTTGTAGACGGCAAATGGGCCATCTTGATCAAGAAACTTGATTACTTGGAAGCCGCCATTAGTAAACTTAAAGTCTTTGGCGTATCCCTGTGAAACAGGTGTGATCTTTTCTCCAGCTTCCCAACCTGATTGAATGGCTGCTGAAGTTGACTGCGCTGGGCGGTCATTGATTGCAGATGCACTGAACTCGTCAGTGGTTGGCAGGTATTCTTCTGTGCGATTTACGGACATTATTTTTCCTTTGTTAGTTTGTTTTTGTTTCATCAGCCCGGATGTTACTCCACGCTTCAGCAATCTCATTACTGAGGTGCTGATGTTGAGACCAGTCTATACGCTTTATCTCTAGTATGCCAGCCTTGTCAAAGAGGTCAATGACCGCTTCAATCATAGCCCGCGAGTAGAGGCGAAGCCCTTGATGGTCTTTCCCGTTAATGTCTTTCTTAGCGGGAAGTCTATAGGGTGCGGAGGGCAGGTAACCCTCTTTGATCCATGAACGGATAGTGATGATAGGTCGTCCAAGGGCTGCAGCAAGTGCGCCAATGGTAAACATATCTACATCTGTTCCGTTAGGAAGTGTTCGCTTAGTAGGCCGTGAGTCCCAGTTAGGGGAAACAACAACCTCTGGTTCTTTCTTTACTACTGCCTTGCGCTTTTTCTTACTACCTGGATAGTACTCATCAAGGTCAGCAAATGCTTTGTCAATAAAGTCTTCGGTCATTTGTTCTCTACGATAAACGCAAACGTCTCCTTAGCAGGAAACATCGTGTCAATATCCTCTTCTGTAAGGTAGCCCTCATAGAAAGCGGCCATGATTGCTGCTTCGTCAAGGGTTGGAACCATCTTGATACAGGTATTTTTAATACCTTTATCTGTGAGGATCTTATCGGCAACGTCCATATCAAGGGTCTTAGACACTCGGCGCTGCTTAGTAACTTTAATGTTGCCTAGGTTAGCGTCCTCAAACTGGATGACCCTATGGCCTTTATCATCTGGCTCAAGTGCATCAATCTCTTGAGTCATACGGCTTTTCAATTCGCTTTGGCGATCTGCCAACATACCCATTTCACTCTTTAAGGCGAGGAACTGACGGGCGCTTTTCTTTAGCTCTTCTAGATTCATTTAGTACCCCCTAAGAAGCACTACATTAGTTCTAGTCTAGAGGCTTGTCAACCTTGATGTACTTCTCAAGGGCGTCGATAATGACGCTGGTAACTGTAACGCCCTCCTTGGCAGCCTTCTTCTGGACGGCAAGCCAAATATCATCCGAGACGCGGATGGTACGGGTCGGTGTCTTAGGTGCGTTAGGCATCCTTAAATTATACAATAGAACTCTGCAAGAACTGCTTTAAGCTCCCTGCAGACATCTCTACGCCACCATCCTCAGTAATACCCTCACCATCAATAACCGCGCTAGCCAAAGCATTTTTCTGCTGTAGAACCTCCCACTGACGCTGCTCAATAGACCCTGTAGCAATGATGTCGGTAATAACAATAGAAGGCCACAGACTAGAGGCGCGCTTGATACGACCATTGCGTTGGACGGCTGTTCCAGAACTCCAAGGTAGGTCATAGTTGATTAGCAGGTTTGCTGCAGGTAGGTCTACCCCGTAACCGCCGGCATCGCTTGATATAAGAACTCTAATTGAAGGATCGGTATTGAACGCTATCTTATTATCTTCTTTAGTCTTAGCGTCTAACTTGCCTGAGTAGAGGCGGCATTGATCTGGGCCAATTGCCTCAGCAATCATGTCTAGCATGTCTACGTATGTGGCAAAGATGACTACCTTGTTATCGTCATTCTGCTCAAGAAAGTCTTTGACGTACTGCGTTAGGTATTCAAGCTTAGGAGAACTGGTTATGCCATCAAGAGCGCCATTGTTAACCAGCTCATTGGCGTAAGCTGAGCCTTCGCCGTTCATCAACTCAAACTTTTTAGAGCTAGTTAGCAATAAGGTTGGGTGTGAGCAGAGCATCTTTAAACAGCCGATCTTAGACATGATCTTTCCACGCATCTCATCCTCTGGACCGCCGCGCTGGGACTCAAGCCCGTAATGAGAAAAGACGTTAAAGGATGCGCCAAAGAGTGTCTGAGCATCTTCTAGGTCGGTCAGTAGATCATTAACAATCTTTGAGTAAAGTTTGCTTGTCTTACGATCAAAGGTAATCTTGATAGGGTCTTGATGAATAGTCTCTGGCAAGAACGGCGCAACGTCTGGGTCTTTCTGAGCCTTACGGACAGACGCTTCTTTCATCTTGGTATGAAGAGTGGAAAGGTTGCGGTAGTAATCAACCCCACCCCAGCTATTGCGGACAATAAAAGCTGAGTCAAAGATATCAAAGCGACCCAGAACTGTTGGGTCAACAAACTGCATGATGCTATAAAGCTCTTCTGGCTTGCCGTTCTCAATAGGTGTACCTGTAAGAGCAAAGCGATAAGGGGTTTGGATTAGCTTCTTAACCTGCTTAGAGCGCTTAGACTTAAACGACTTAATAGCCGTTGCTTCGTCTAATACTACAAATCCTCTAGGGAGTCTTTCGACGAACTTCCAGTCGTTGACCACCTGTTCATAGTTAAGAACAATGTAATCAACCCCAGAGTTACGCCAATCATAAGCCTCTTCGTATTGCGCTGCTCTTTTAGCCGGGGTTCCATCAATGACCAAAGCTCTTGAAGTGCCATCTGTAAACTTCTCAATCTGATTAGCCCACTGGTATTTAAGTGAGGATAAACAAATGATAAGGCCTGGCTCATCAATTTTCCGCTCATCCATAAGGCGTTCTATGGCGGCTATGGTGATGACAGTTTTACCCAACCCGAGGTCATAGGCAACCAACATGCTAGAGCGGTCGCACATGCGATCTACTGCCTCAGGTTGATAAGGGAGAAGCGTCCCTGTAAAAGTCATACAAGCAAACCTACCATACGAGCTTTAACCATTGCTTCAAGGTCTTCAAGAGAACCGTCATTTATAAAGGTCTGATCAACCTCAAAGGTCGACATTTCAGACTCAGAGACATGGTTATTAATAGCACCTACACCTGGACGCTCTACACGCCAAATTTGAGCGGCGGATAATTTAAGAGCAATCATTTCATTTTTAAAACGAACATCAGTAACAACATAGTTTTTATTGTCAGACATACTACGTAGGGCTTTAATCACCCAAATCTCTTGATCAATAATAGATCTAGCCCCTACACCTAAAGTCTGCAGTAAACGACGAACTTCTGATTGAGACTTAGCAATCTCCCATCCATACTCAGTAACTAATGAACTAAGCCGATTACCTTTATCTAATATAGGGTCTAGTTCTAACAAAAGATCTCTAATAGGATCGGCAAATGCCACACGCGTAAACTTATATTGTTCTACAAGAGTTCTAGCTACTGAATCTTTACCGCTTCTGGCAAATCCTGTTAGACCGATGATCATGCAATAGCCCTCTCTCCACGAATCATGTGCTGTGCGTTCTGTAATCCTAGTACTACTTCTGAGCGGCTCATAGCCCCCACGTCTTTTACATCAATGTCTTTAT